AGGTAAAGAATTAACTGTTGATGATGATTTAAGAAAAGAATTAATTAAACAAGCACAAAATGAATTTACTAATCAAAACTCATTACACACAAAACAAAAAGAAGAAAAAGACAAAATAACTAAAACAGATTTTGTTGATAGAATTATTGGTTTAGAAACTGGTACTAAAGAAGGTCAAGAAAATGCTAAAAATTTTATGGCTGATTTAGAAAATTCAGACTTAGAACCAAGCACAAAATTATCTATGAGAACTGCTTACAATGCCGCTTTAAATAATATGAAAAATGGTAAAAATAGTTGGAATAGTGTAGAAGGTAATCAAGCATTAGCAATGACTACTTATCTTATTGGTTCTGGTGCAATGGATACTGAAAAAGAAAGAGAAGTTATTTGGGATTTAATGGCTCAAGGATTGTTAGAACCTAAAACAGCAATGAGTTTATATAAACAAAGTGGTGAATTAACAAAAAGTAGAAACGCATACAAAAAAGATATTACTACAAAAGCCACATCTATGTTGATGAAAGAAATAGGTGCTGATGAAGGTGTGTTAGGAATGTTAAATAGTTTACAACAATTACCAGCAGAAGAAAGAACAGGTGCTTTATTAAGTGCATTAGATAGTGGAAAAATGACCCAAGAAGCATACAATGCTATGAACAATATGTATAGATTACTTGCTGAAGGTGAACGTAAAGGATTTACATATGAAAATATGTTAGTCAATAGAAGACATCCAAATTATATTTTAGGTGATTTAATTGAAACTTATAAAGGTACTATAAGTGATGAAAGATTTAATGAACTACAAAACAAAATTAAAGGTATTGTTGGCCCAACAGCTACAGATCAATCTTTTTATATTATGCCTACTGAATATTTTGTAGGTAAAACACCAAGTAATGCTAATCTTGTTATGCCTCCAAGAAATGAAGGTGAAGATGTTATTACTTATTTAAAACGAGCTAAAAAATTAATAAAAAGAACAGATGGATTACCTAGTGTTATTACTGGAGAAAATGTTGAAACATTAGATATATCTGATTTGTTTATAATGCCAGACTTTGAATAACTATGAAAATTACAGCTTTACAATTATCACAAGCTGGGTTTGATACAGACACAATAAAATCGTATGTTGATACCCAAGTACCTCTTTTAGAAAAAGCAGGATTTAATAAAAAAGAAATATACAATAGTTACGGTATAGTACCTATTAAATCTAATTCATTATTAGATACTGATATGCAGGAAGATACAACTGCTATTACAGAAAATCAAATGCCTTTAGGTAAAAAATCATCATTGATGAAAATGCAAGAAGAAGAAAATGTTAATACAATTAAATCTAACAAAACATCTGACGGTAAATATAATCTTAAAAATACAACATTTGATTTACTTAAAAATGAAGATCAAGCTAAAATTCTTAATAAAATAGATGAAGCATATAAATTATTTAAAGAAGATGATAATGGTAGAGTAGGATTTATAGATAATTGGATGGAAAAATATTATCCAAACATAGCATATGAAAAAGAAAAGTTTAAAGGTAGTGTTGATTTAACTTTAGCAGAAAGTGCATTAAATGATGAGCAAGTTAAATTACTAGAAAACGCACAAGCTAAAGATGCTATTGCAGGTAATTTTGGTTTTAACAAAGAAACAGGTAGATATCTTTTTGATACAAATTACGAACAAGCTGAAGATGAAAGAAAAGCTAACGAACCTGTGAATGTATTACATACAGCTTTTTCTACAGGTGTAAATTCAAAAACAATGTTAGAATATGCTAAACAAAATTATGAATTTAATGATTTACAAATTATGTATCTTAATGAGTTCATGTCATTTGTTTCAGCCTTAGAAAGTAATAATAGAAATATTTATAATGCAGATGGTAGTGCTGGTGGTTTATTTCAATTTAGAAAAAGCGGTTTTAGAACTGCTTTAAATAGATTTATAAACGTAAATAGAAAAGTAAATAAAGATTATGAATTACCTTATTGGGTAACAGAAGCATTTAAACATGAAGACCCTACAAGATTATCACCAGATGAACAAAAAGCATTAGCATTAGCTAATTTTTTAGAAATACCTAAAAGTGAAAAGTTTAATCGTGCTGGTTCAGATCAATTAATTAAAGCAATTGCTAATGGTGATGTTGATGCAATGAAAAAATTATACATTGAATATCATCATGCTGATTATGAAAAAGTAGAAGACATAGAAGCAGGTGTAGGGCAAGAATACAGACTTGTTGATAATCAAGAATTAAAAGACAGAACTGATAAATATTTTGATAAATTTGGTACAGATCAATATGATTATGAAACTGCACAACTAGCTTATTGGGGTAATGATAATATTGTAACTAAAGCATTAGAAAAATTACCTGCAAATGTTGGTGATAAAGTATTAAATGCTTTTGGTGGTAAAGGTTATTACAACGTATTTACAAATGGTTACGAGCAATCTGTAAATGGTATGCTAGATAGATATTATCAAGTATTTATTGATGATCCTAACGCTGATCCTAAAGAAGCAATACAAAGAATATTTATGTATCAAGAACAAAGATTTGATAAAGATATTGTTGCATCTGCTGTTACGTTAGTAAATGATTTGCCATTTATGGCGGCAGGTTGTTTTGCGGCAGGTGGTACAGCTTTAGCTGGAAGTTTAGGTACAGCCGCACCTGCGTTACCTATTATATGTGGTGCTGGTGGTTTTGCATTACCAGAAGTAATTAGATCATCTTATATGAGAGCAATAGAAGATAATTTTGTAGGATCATTTCCAGAATTTTTAAGTCATTACATGGATAAAAAAACAGCAATAGTTGCTGGTAAAACCGCAGTAATTGGTGGTGCTACATTTGGTGTTGGTGCAAAAGTTAAAGCATTAACAGGTAGTACAACAGCTAGACTTTCATCAGAAATAGCTGTGATGACTACATTAGGTGCGGCATTAGAAGGTCATGTACCTACAATGAGAGATTTTGCTCATGCTACGGTCTTGGTTTTTGGAATACATGGATCAATACGAGGTATGAAGATGTTTAAAGACATTTATACTGAATACGGCAGACATCCTAGAGATGTAATTAAAGACATGGAAAAAGATGTAACTGTTAGACATCAAATAGAAAATGGTCAAATGCCAACTATTTATGAACAGGGTGCTAAAACAGTTGTAGAAGGATTAGAAAAACAAGCTAATATTAAATTATTACCTGCACCTAAATTTAAAAACAATGAAATTGTTAATGTATCTACATCTTCTACAGAAGTTGGTAGAGTAATTGGTAAAGAAACAATTGGTAATGAAAAAGTTGTTATAATTGAAAAAACAAATGGTGCTAAAATACCAGTATTAGAAAGTGAAGTTAGAAAAGCACCAAACAAACCTGTTGAAGTAAAAATAGAAGGTGACAAAATTAATATCAATTTTGCTAAAGATACATCATTTGCTGAAAGAAAATCTAATGGTGAATTTAATGTTAATGTTGTTGAGGTTACAAAAAATAAACAAAATATTTATACAGAAAGTACATTTAAAAGCAATGCTGACTTAGCTGTTAGAGATACAGGTAGTGCTATAAAAATTATTACAAAAGATGGTAAAACAATTGCTAATGAAACAATTACTGTTCAATCTAAATTTTATCCAGAAATAGCAAAACGATTAAAAGAAAATAAAGAATTAAAAACAGAATACCAAAATGCTAAAGAATTAATTAACAAAGAACGTAATGGATTATCTTCTACTGCTAAAAAAGTTGAAGTAATTTTTGGTTTAAAAGGTAATGTTGAACAATTAATTGTTAGAGTAGGTAATGAAAATGTTGCTATACCAAGATCAGCTTATGAACAATTAATTAGATTTAATGATAAAGGAACAATAAAAACTGCTGATATGATGGGTAGTGATGCAAAACAAGTAATTATGATGTTGCATCCAGAAAGCGGTAAAATACTTGCAACTATAAAAGGTGAAAAAATTAATGGTGAAATAGATGCACAAGCTACTAATTATTTTGATACTTTTAAAACAAAAGATGGTGTGTATTTTGATAGAGTAAACAGTAGTAAAGATGGTGATAACTGGGGAATACCTAGAGATATATTTACACAAGAAAAGAATTTACCAGCAGACTACGCAAATAATGCGGCTCAATGGAAGGGTCTATTTAATTCATCAAGAGGTTTAGATATGATTGATCTTGTAGAATTATACAAAGCATTTGTTAAAAAATCACCAGAACTAAATAACTTACCAACAGGTCTAAATGGTTATTTCCAATTTAAAGGAAAGAAATCACCTAGAATAGTTATCAACGAAGCATTACAAAAAAACCCAGAACAATTTTTAATGACGTTTGCACATGAATTAGGACATTTAATTGATTATTTACCAAATGCTACATTATCAAGAGGTAATATATTAGGTTCTATAGCCGCTTTAAAAGGTTATATGAATAAATGGATTGATGGTAAAAATGAAGGTGCAAAACCATTAAGTGCTAAAGAAATAGAAGCTATAAAAAGTGCCGCTATAAAAGAAGCAAAAGCTAAAGAAAAAGAAACTAACGCAGAAATTAAACAGTTAGAAATTACACCAGATACTATACTTAAAATATTTAATGATGCATCTGCTAGAGAAAAGATTAATCCAGATTTTTATAATGCATTTGTAAAACTACCTGCTGAAGTTAAAAAATTAGTAGTTAAAGATGCAATGAAGGGTCTGATGTCACATCATATGAAAGCTATTGCAGATAAAATTAATGGTAAACCTAGTGACAGCAGATTGACTAATGAAGCATACAAAATCTTTAAAGATAAATTTGAAAGAATAATTAAAGAAAGAGGATTAGTTAATAAAGAATGGATTACTACAGAACTTAAAAATTTATCTGCAAAATGGAAACCTTTTGATAGAGCCGCATCTCAAAAATACACAGAATATAGAGATGGCCCTAGAGAACTAATGGCAGATTTTATGATGGCATTTATGCTAAGACCACAATGGGTTAAAAACAATGCACCTAGAACATGGGAAATGTGGATGCATTATATGGATGCTAGACCAGAAGTAAGAGCAAACTGGGAAAGAATACAAATAGATTTAAAATCTGGAACAGATAAAAGATTAAGTAAAGTAGTATCTGACATTGGTAATATGTTTAGAGAAACTAATGAAGCTACAATTAAAAGAATAGAAAAAGATTACAAACCAGATTTAGCTGATGTTCTTGGTACTGAAGCAATTGATAACTTTTTCTGGATATATAGAAGATTTAGAGGAACTGGTAGTGATAGATGGCATAGTCCATTAGCAAAAGAATTAAACTGGTCAATTGAAAACTACAGATACCGTCATGCTAAATTAAAAAGATACACAGATGATATGATGCGTAAAGTTGTAAAACCAGCAGAAGAATTGGGATACAACAGTATTGATATTGGTACTATGTTATTTTTAAGAAACATAGCTGAAAGTTCACAAAGAAACAAATTAGTTAATTCACTAGGTATTATGAAAGTCAATCCAGACTTAGCAAAAGTATTAGGTAATAGAACTGCAAAAGAAATATATGATTATTATGTAAAATTACATCCACAACTATTTGAACTAACAAATGAATTTTATAAAGTTAGACAAGAAATGGTTATTCCAGAATTAAAAGAAAGTGGAATGTATGACAAAGAACTAATTGCTAAATTAGAAAACAATAAAGAATACGTTACATTTAACGTAAGAAAATATTTGTTAGAACGTATAGAAAAATACGGGCCAAACTCAAGCGCTACAAGATTTTTAAAAGGATCAAAAGGTACATTTGATGACATTATGAATGTATTTAATGCAACACTTGAAAAAGATATGTTGTTAATGGTTGAAGCCAAAAGACATAGAACAATGGCTTTAACTGTTAAATGGTTAAAAGAAAACAAAAATTGGATGGAAGCATATGGTAAAAAATCTGGAGAAGCATATAGACCAGATAGAGTTATTTACAAACCTAAATTTATTGGAGAAGGTAAATTAGAAAAACCAGCTAAAGGCATGGAACAATTTAGTTACATGAAAGATGGTAAGATGCAACATTGGCACGTTAATAAATTTGTAGCACAATCATTTAAAGAAAATCCAAACGGTACAATGATGATGTACAAAATTATGACAGGAACAGGTGATGTATTTAGAAAAATGTTTACAGAATATAATCCTGCTTTTTGGCCAATCAACTTGGGTAGAGATTTAAACAGATCAGTTAAATTATTAAAAGGTGCTAGATATATTGATATTGCTGGTAAAGGTAAAAACTCATTATTAAAATATTACTTTAAAGCAGTTAAACCTGCATACCAATCTATTTTTAAAGATGGTACTGAACTTACTAGATGGATGGAAAGTGAAGGTTTTTTAATCTCTATGAATGAAGGATATAGAGGACAAGCAGGTAGTAAAGCATTAATGAAGGGTCTTGATCCAGACACATATATGCTTGAAAGATTACTTGGTGATATGCAAAAGAAAAAAGGATTTGATAAATTTTGGAATGATACGTTTGGTCATTTATTTTCTACATTAGGTAACTTTGCTAGAATGTTTGAAAGAACACCTAAAATTGCAGGAACTATGTATTTAAGAGATGCAATTAAAAGAGGTGATTTAAAAATGAATGATAAAGAAATGATGTTAAGAATACAATCGGAAGTAGGATCACCAAACTTTTTAAGACAAGGTAGATTAAATGCATTTACTAATAATTTATATTTATATTCTAATGCATTTAAAGAAGGTTGGAGAGCAGATATAACTAGGTTTAGAGAAGACCCTGCATCAGTTGGTGGTAAGTTTATAGCTTATAACGTAATGCCTAAAATTTTACAAAAAATGATGGAAGTAGGATTATTTGGTGCTTCGTTAGGTATGGTTTATAAATACGGTATATCTGATTGGGATAAAATAAATTACATTCCAATTGTTTTAGGTGAAACACAAGATGGAAGACCAGTATATTTAAGAATACCTCAAGACGAAACATCTAGATTAATTAATGGATTTTTATACAAAGCAATGAGTATTGGTGATGATGGAAAGACAGGTACATTTGAAACACCTGCTGATTTGTTTGGTTATTTAGGTAGTTCTGGTTTACCTTCTATGAACCCAGTATTTAGTTTATTTGGTGATGTTATTGGTTGGATGAATGGTACTACTCCATATGATGATTTTAGAGGTACAACTGCAATTGATAAAACAACTGATAAAGCAGATGATGCTAGAAAAAACAAAGAATTATTAAAATGGTTCTTTAATACTTATTCTGGTCAAGGTTTATATAAATTTAAAAGCAATAACTTTGAAGAAATATCTTCAGAATTAGAAGAAATGCTTGATATGCCAGTAGTAGGTAGAATACTTAATAGATTTGTAAAAATTGGTAATAATCCAATAATAGGATATATGGAAAATTCTGAAGGTGGATTACAACAATACGAAAAAGAAAATGCTCAAGTTACACTTGATTTTAAAGAAGCTATTGTAAATTTAACTACAGGTGAACCATTAACAAATAAACATAAAATGGCATTATTAGCAAGAAGTGAAAGTTTAAAAACTAATAAATTATTAATTGACAGATTATCTCAAATGGCTGGTGGAACTGTATTGTTACAAGATTTTTTAACTGAAACAGACAGTAAAAAACAAGCAATTATGATTATGAAGTTAGTTGAGTTTATAGAAAAAACTGATAATACATATCCTATTAACTTTATTAAAGAACAAAAATCTGATAAAATAGAGGAATAATTATGACAATTACTACTACTATTATAAAAAACAGTTATTCTGGTGATAATTCACAAACAGTATTTCCATATACTTTTAAGATAAATACGGATGCTGATATACAGGTTCTTGTTAGATCATCTCTTGGAACTGAAACATTAAAAACTTTATCAACTGATTACACAGTTAGCGGTGCAGGTGATGCAGGTGGTGGAAATGTAACTATGGTTGTTGCGCCTTTATCTAGTGAAACATTAGTTATTAGACGTTCAACTACACAAACTCAAGAATTAGACTTAGTAGAAAATGATCCTTTTAGTGCAGAAACAGTAGAAGGTGCATTTGATAAATCAGTATCATTAG